CTTCGGGTGCGCACGCGAACCAGCTGCCCCAAAGGCTCGCTCGCGACCTCAACAGGTACGATCAGGTGCTCTATCGCGAACTTGTTCGCAGTTTCCCCCAGGAGATGGTCCAAGATGTGGCCAGGCAGCAATTGGCTGGCCATATGGCTGAACCGGCCTGTGTCTATGCCGTGGAGGAGGTGTACGGCATCAAGGCCAACTGGGTCAACCTGGAGTCTCCGTCACTCGTTTATACAAGTGGCTCCTGGGACGACCCGGCGATATACCTCTATGGCTGCCACGCCTATGTGTCTGGGAGCCGGGGTACTACGCCTAGCGTTGAGAACCTGTTCCCCACCTTCTTCACGTACCAAGGCGCAGTCTCCATGCCTGGCGACGGTGATTGTGTCTACCATGCGCTCAGGCACTACTACCCACAGCTCCCTGAGCCAGCTGCGCTGCGGCGGGCCGTCGCGGACTACTACTCTGGGCGCCCCCGCGGTGGTGGCAACACTTACGCTATGGCGGCTGAGGAGTTGATCCGCTACTGGACTAAAGACAAGAAGGATGTGACAAACAACGTCAAACACCAGTGGGCCAACATCGTGCAGGACGGCACACCCAACCTGCACCAGCTAAAGCTGTACAACAGGCAAGACGAGACTTTCTTGCTGTCGCGTGCCAGGGACAGCGACTGTTTCGAGTCTCACGTGTTTATCGTCGGCGACAAGACGGTCAGCTTTCGCGTTGACGGCGAGTACGACATGTTCTGGGACGGCTCATCGTTCTTGAAAGGTGAGTGCTTTGGTGGGACGTACCGCATCGACACGAAGTCTCCTTTTGTAATCGTCAACCGCCACCTCAAGCTGTTCCAGTCTCCCCGTCTCCTAGACGCCGTTAAGAACCATCCCCCCTGGGTCAACCCGATTTTGTTCGCCCATATTGGTGTCCCCGGGGCCGGAAAAACCCACAAGATAATACACGGCGCCCAACCAGGTGACGTGATCCTGGCTGGCTGTAAGCAGAGTGTCAAAGACGCTGCTGCTGAGCTCGAAAAGGTTAGGCCCGGTGTAAAAATCGTCGCAAAAACAGCTGACAGTTACCTGATCAATTCACGTGCTCGCTACCAGACCGTGTGGCTTGATGAGCGCTACGCCCTCCATGCTGGTTACTTGACCATGATAGCCACCTTTAGTGGCTGCACCACCTTTCACACCTTTGGTGACCCTAAACAGATACCTTGCTACTCTCGTGTCAAGGGGATCTATTTCAATTACAACAACCTCCCAAACGCCAGCACCGAGTATGAGCCCGTGTCGAAGCGCGTGCCGATTGACGTGGCCCGTCTGCTCGCACCGACTTACAAGTCGTACGGCCATTTCAAGACCATGAATCCCGTACGCCACTCTTTAAAGTTCCAGAAGATTGATAGTATCGGTGAAGTGCCCGCGCGTCCCGGCATCCAGTATGTCACGTGGACACAGGAAGAGAAGAAGACCATTGGGGCCATCAAAGCCTTCTCCAATATAAAAACGATTGGCGAGGCACAGGGGACGACGCACTATGATGTGGCTTTGATTCGCACTAACCACCGGTCGCTTGACCTTTACAAGAAGCACGAGCAGGCTGTGGTCGCCCTCTCGCGGCACACTCATAGCATGACGTACTACTCGGTAACAGAACAGTTCTCCGACGAGGTTTACCGTCTCCTCCATAGCGACCCTGTGGGCAACCTCAACCAGTTCCTCAACCCGGAGCATTTCCCTGAGGGCTGGCAGCGGCCTAAGGCGGGCGGTCTAACGTACCAGCCTTCTCGCCTGTGCTACCGCCCTGGCGCGCTAGAGATCAAAGAGCGCTACCTGCGGGCTAACGGCCATTTGCCTGTGAGTGCACGCCAGGCCGGGGCCATCAAGTGGACCCCCGTGGCCAGCTACCATGCCCCCCAGAGCTTGGCCAGGGTCTCGCCTCTGTCTAACCCGTGCCAGGCGTTGCAGCATGACTACGAGACTGCTATGGCGGTCCCGGACGCCTATAGTGAGAAATACCATAATTGGCTGGTACAGCGTGGCGATATGGAGTTCGATTTGCCCTTTTCCCGTATCAAGTATAACCGCACTATCTCTGGGGCCAATCGCATCCTTGGCAACGAGCAGCTGAACAAATTTTCTAGGCTGCGTACACTACAGCCTTGGCCGCGCCCAGCTACGCAGCGGCAGCTCATGCTTGCTCTTCAGAAGCGCAACTGCAATGTTAGCCGAGTCGCGGCCCCGGGCGACCCATGGCTCGACGCTGAGGAGATCGTCGACACTTTCTTCGACACATACTGCGTCGATGATTGGCGCGCTGTCACGCAGAGCTACATGGAAGATCCTGTCAAAGTCAACCCAGAGTCTATTGATGATTTCTTGATCACGGCTGAGCCCGGAAAATACAAAGCGGTCCAAGAGCCACACCTGCGCGGTAATGCCCCATCCACTGGGCGCTTAGACCCGGCCGACCTCGACCACTACAGCCTCATGTTCAGGAAAGAACCCAAAAACAGACTGGCGCGCGATGGTATCGGTGAATACCAGATCCTGCAGACGGTGATCCACCA